CCGGTCAGGTTGCTGAGCGAGGTTGCGCGGCCGACCGAGCCACCAAGCGCGATGGGCGTACCGGCCAACGTGCCACTTGCGGCGATAGCCGGGGGAACATCCTCATAAATGCCGACCCCGCCCCACATCGGGATGGTTTCGCTGGCCGCTAGTTGGCCGCCAGCCTCGGCAAAGCGGGTGGACGGGTCGGGGTACACCGTGCCCTGAATTAGACCATCCCAATCGATGCCGAACGTGCCGGCCGCGTTGGTCGTGATGTACGGGTTGAGGGTAATGCCTGCGGTGGCCATTGGAGTTAGACCCCTTTGCCTTTCGGATTGATGCTAGTCACGCAGCGACGCTGCGCCGCGAAACTGTTCATCCAAGCCGATGGATGACCAACGAAGGTCGTTTCGGTATGGCCCCCGGCCAGCGTGCGGGTCCTGGGAACAAGCCGTCCCTCGGGGACAAGGCTCGGATCATTGGCCGCCGAATTCGCGTCGGCGAAGATTTCGACCTCGATATTATCGAGCGCCGTGTCCGGGATAGCGACGAGGTCGATGTCCTTCCACCGCTTGCTGTGCTTCTTCAGCATCGTATCGAGACGGCGGCGATAGACGATCGGCGTCTCCATATCGAGCGGACCTGGAGCGCGCATACCATGCTGCTGGAACACGGCGTCGGCCCTGGCTTGGAAGTCGGCCATGGCGTTGTAGTCGTCGGCGGTGACCGCCTTGGGCATACGGGCCTGGAGATCAGCAATGGCCTTGCGCACACTGTCGTCGGCGTCGGCCTTCTTCATGGCGTCGGCTTTCTTCTTTTCCTCTTCTTCGGCGTCGGCCTTCTTTTTGGCCTCTTCCTTCTCTTTTTCCTCGGCGTCGGCCTTCTTCTTCTTTTCCTCTTCCGTCTCTTCGCCGGCATCCTTCTTGGCGCGGTCGGCCTTCTTGCGCTCTTCTTCCTCGACGGCATCGGCCTTCTTGCGCTCTTCGTCCATCGAGTCCATGCGCGTGGACACGCTGTCCATCCGCTTCATGCAATCGTCGAGCTTGGAGTGAAGACCCCTTAGCATCATATCCAGATGCTCGCCGGCTCCGCCACCGCCACCACCTTCCGTGGCAAGGTCGATCTGACCGTCAGCCTTTTTCTTCTTCTCGGCTTCCATCTCGGCTTCGGTCGGCATCTGCGCGTCTCCTTTGGCTTCAACCAGAACCCCGCTCGGGTCCTCGCCCTTGTCCCACACTCCGACCGGGCAGATCGCCACATGGTCGAGAAGGTGGGGGTCACCTTCGATCAAGATCACCCTGCCGTCATCAAGGTCGACCTTGAGATTCTTGCTCTTACGCAACAAAACAGCCGGGGAAGTTGATAGCTGATGCTGGGTCATCATCTCCGCAGCTTCAGCGTCGTAGACCCTAGCTACTCCCCAGACCTCGTTGCCCTTGATGTAGGGCAACATGATCGAACCAATTACCCGGTCGGCATACTCACGCGAATCAAGCTGCGAACCTTCCGGATGTTGTACTATAACCGGAAGTCCAGCGCATCTAGCAAGAAATTCATCGGTGAGGTAGATTTCAGGTTTCCGAAGAACAAATTCATCATCTTTGCGACGATAGGCCGTTCCGGTACCAGTGATTCGCAGCGCGAACAGCCACATATTCTCATATTGCTGCGGGGATGCAAGTTGCCCGTCCCTGACTGCCCGAGCAACATCAAGTTCATTCCATTTTATTTTTTGCAGAGCGACGGAGCATCCAGGGTGCAAAGGAAGTGGCGGCTCGTCTATTTTTGACCATGCAAACCCTGTGTGCTCACCGTTTAGGTGGGGTTCGAAAGTGTCGGCTACACCCTGTCGGAATGTCGTGTATTCGACCATCTCAGGTGGCTGTGCGCCTGGGACAAGTGGCGCACCATCGGCCAAGGCCTCGGTCGGCATGACCGTGACTGAATGCTTGGTTCGACCACCATTTGGCAGATAGCTCGGCATGAAGCCGAGTTCTTCGATGGTCTCGCGCACCGCCGTCTCTTCTGCCGTCTCATTGCCTTCTGTGGTGCCACCAGGGAAACACCAATGCCCAGGCCAAGATGATCCCGGACCTCTCTTAAGGAACAGGGCTAGACCATCCGTCGTTGTAAACATGATGCCGGCGGCACGGATCATGGCCAAATGTTCTCAAGCAGCTTGTTGGTGCGCGCTTTCCTAGCGGCTTCCTCGACCGGCTTCTCCAGCCGCCGTAAGGCCTCCAAAGCCGCTCGCTTCTCACCGGGGCTGCCGGGGCGCTCATAAAGCGCGAGAGTCCCTAGCGCGCGTTCCATCAGGCCATCCGCCTGTTTGCAGAAATCATCAACGCGAGCGACGAGGCTGGCGATGGCTGCACTGGGATGCATCGGGTTGTCTACACCGTAGGAGTCGCCACGAGCCTTGGAGTATGCGATGGCTACCGCCTGAGCCTGCGGTTTTCCAGCCCTAACTTCCGTCGCTATGTTCCGCGACAAAACGGCCTGACTTTTCCCTGGCTCTAACGGCACGGCGAATCACCTGTCTTGCTCCGGCACTATTAGCATATATCGTCTGTGCGCGGCGCAGTTCGGACATCAGTGACCTAAGCTTGTGCAAGCCATGGCACCTAGGGCAGATTTTAATTACTGAAGAGCTAGAGCGGTGTATGTTTGGTATCACGTCGGAATGAAAATCACAGGTCACGATGCTATTGCCTCTTGCGCTTCTTTCAACTTCTGCCTGCCTCGTTCGGTAATCATATCGGTCGGCAAGCTCCGCAAATGATACAAAAATATCATGTAGCATCTACAGAAAACCTCTTCCCCGACAGAGGTGATCTTGTCGTAGTATCCAGCGCGGCCGGCCTTCATTAGGCCAGCACGGAGAGCCCAGTTGCCACGCAAAACGTAAACCTCACCGTCCCGCTCCTTGTGGTCCTCGCGATAATTATAGTTTCTCTGCCGCCAATTGGAGTGCCATACGCCTGCCAAAGCGCCGCCGTCATTGGCGATGATCTCCGATATCGATGCGACCAATTTGTGGCCTTGGTCGATGATAACGCGGCGTTCCTCGAAGGGGAGACTGGCGAGCGCCTTGCGTAGTTCCTTCTTGGTCTCGGTCTTTCTTACGGCATCGCTACCACCCGTGGGGATACTTGTGGCCCACCCTTGAAACCGCTGAATCGTGCGTTGGACCGATGCCTCACGATTGAGGGTGATGAGGTCGGCCGACGCCATCAGGCGCCGATCAAGCTCCGACCGCATCGAGTGCTTAAGCCTGTCGATCGTGAAGCGGGGGATGCCTGGGTGATATTTTACGATTTCACCGTTGTCGACCATCCGCTTATAGATTGAGACCAAACCCTCGCGCAGCATGCGATCCATAGCACGTGGCGAGACCAACATGGCGTTGGCGGCCTCACGGATGGCTTCGGTCCACTGTGCGACGCGCTCGGCAGAGTCGTAGCCGTGCTCGGCCAGATCATTGATTGCGTCAGTTAAGACGGAATAGAATGTGGCCTTACTCGGCATCAGATACTCTCAAATACGCCACGCCTTAAATACCCATGCCACCAGCCAGGATGGCGTTGGCTCATATCGATAGACGGATACACGGTGATCGTGCCGTCATAATACTCAAGCACCGTGTGGTTATCAGGACTCAGAGACCCAACATGACCATCAGGCGTTGTTACTTCCCACCAGCCAGTGCGCTGGCCGACGACACGAGAATTTGTGGCCCTACCGTATGATGCCGGTTTATTAATATCGGAAGGATTAAGCCAACCATCGGCGTTAGGCATGACTCGCCGGCCCTGTACCTTAATGCCCATTTTGTGCAGATCCTCTCTCACGGCGTCTCTCCGTCAGATCGGTGAGCGCCTTGACGGATTCCCGATATTCGATGCCGCGGACGGAGTCGGCGAAAGGCCGCGGCGGCTTTGGTGTCCCATCCTCCGAGGATTTAACGCCGGCCTCAAGCGCCTTCTGGTTCTGTTCCTTGGCTTCCTCCAAGGAATCCATCAAATCGTCAAGGTCAAGATTGAGTGGCGACTGGAATAGCAATTTAAGCTCCGAGAAATTCTCGGCCGCCCACTGAATGAGGATGCGCTGGTTCTCGGGCGATTCCTTGAACGTCGGCAGAAGGGTTTCGAGCAACGCTATGATGGCGCGTAGCTTCACGTCGTCAACCTTGATCTTCTCGCTCGGAGGTTCCGTCAGAAGGGATGGCCACGACGCGGTGAATGAATTTGACCAGCGATAAAACGCCGTGTTGTACGGCATCCGGCCATATTCATCCGGGAACTCTTTCTGAATCAGTTTGTAGAACTCCGGGTTCCAAGCCCGGCGCTGGACGATGCGATCAAAGAACGCATAGAGCGGCTGCATCTGCTTACGAATGCCGTCGATGTAGGCCGCAACATACTTAGCATCCTCGCTCCCCTCACCAAACCCATCGGCAAAGGTCTCTTGCAGCAAAATCTTCGCTGGCATGTCGGCGGCCGTGGCGATGTTCTCGATGATGTTCCTGCGCGCTAGGGTGTATGGCGCGTCAAGGTTTTGCAGGTTGAGGGATTCGATTGCCTCGGTTATGTCGATGCTGATGACATTGTCGGTCTGGGCCTCCTTGAGAATAGCCCGTTTGATGCCAGCTATCTTCATCATCACGTTGTCGATGATCGAGCTGGGTGACTTTTGCTTAGCGATAAGCACACCCACCTTGCGCACCACCATGTCGTCGGTGATGAGAGTGTTGATGAATGACTTTAGCGGGAACAAGGCGCGCTGGTAGACGGAACGGCCGACGAAGCCGAAGGCGCTCGACGTGAAGTCAATATAGACTGGCTCCTCATTGAGGATGATGCAGGCGCGTGACTTGTGATAGACCTTGCCGTTGATGGATACGTTGCAGACCTTCTGGAAGTCCATCGAACCGGGGTTCTGGTTGAGCACCAGACTGCCGGACGTGTTCAACGGATCGAGGACATTGAATGCAATGTCGGTCTCCCACAATTTTTCGAGCGGGAACTGTGGACTGCCAAGTGGGACCTCCGATCCGATACCCTCAGCCAGTAGCGCCACAGATGCGATGCCGTAGGTTCGACTGAGCTTCATCGTGTTGGCTATGAGCCGATCGGCGCCGTCAGATTCCCATTGCCTAACGTATTGCTCCTTGAGTCGATCCTCTGGCCCAGCCGGCACGGAGATTTCCCGTGGTTGGTTCTGCGCCATCTTGATGGGAGACTCGGCCATCTTCTGGCCCAATGGATGGGTCGTTAAAATTATTTTGCATAAATTGTAGCTGGGCTGTTCGCCTGGAATGATGGCATCGGCCATCAGAAATTCTTGAAGGCCGTTACCTAGAGCGGTCTGAGCGAAGCCGATCGTTGCCATATCCCGATCCTAATGCGAATCGGGGGGATCGTATCACAATGGACTGGTTAGAACTCTTTAGGCTTGTGGTTGGCGCGTAAGGAATTGGCCCCACGAAGGCCCAGCTCGAGGAGGACCGGCTACGCATCCGGTTCCGGTCAGTACCCGAAATGCTAATCGTTGCCGTTCTCTCGGGCTTGCACCTGGTCAACCAACTCCTGATAAGAAGGCATCGCGATAAGCCAGCCGCGCTTTTCAAAGGCTGCGAATGCTGCCGTTGCGCATCCGCAGGCTCGTTCGGTAACTTCTTCAACCGATTGGAGCCGAATTCTCTGCCGCCCGGCGCTGTCTTCGCCGTCCGTTTCGCCAACTATCATCCCCCACCGTTCGATGAGAGCCATTGCAAAACGTGCGCGAGGATCGGGAACTTTTCGCTCGTGCATGAGCGTCACGAAAGGATGACGATAGTCCGTACGCAGCGCGTGCGGATCCCAAAATTCATTACTTGCAACTGGCGAAAATCGCTTGCCGTTCTCTTCTTCCTGCTTCTCAGTCATCATTATTCTCCATTTTGTTGATGGGTTTGGGCCGTTGTCATTTACGACGGTGCCGCTTCAGCTTGCCTAATCCTTGCCATTCGTGCGACGACCACGCTGGGTTCAATTGGTTCAGCTTGCTTTCCGATTTTCATCGCGCCATCCAATAAGGCAACCAAGGCACGGGCGTGGGCGGCGGCGAGGGCTTGGACGGCGGCGAGGTCGAGGACACGAACGCGGAGGCCGTCGATGTCGAGGACGAGGGCGAAATTGCGGTCGAGGGTGATGTCGAGGGCATGGGCAGGGTCGAAGGCACGGGCGCCCTCGAGGGCGCCAAGGACGAAGGCTAGATCGGGGGCACTGGCGCCGATGAGGTCGAGGGCGAAATCCACGCTATTCACCACATCAATTGCTTGATTGTAATTGGTTACATACTCGCATTTATCGGCTAGATCATCCCTCCAACCACGGAGCGTGATCGGGAGCACGGTTCGGATAAGACCGAGACTAATAAAATCAAACCTCTGCCTTTCGATCCGTGAAGTGTCGGCCGTGCCGGCCAATCGCGTCACGAACGGCATCAGCAGATCCTGGCGCAGGTCGTCCGGCAGGCAGTCATTTAGTTTGATTGCGTAGGCCCCCAATACACGCGAGAAACATGGCGGGCAATCCATGACAGACGAAACCGATTTATACTGGAAGCCTGCGGCTACAATGGCGGCCTCGTTGATACAGGTACCACCATCCGGGCCAGGAAACTCATGTGAACCAACAAGTAGTTTCCAGTTTATAATATTATTCCAGTCCATCTTCTCTCTCCCTTTTTCTACAAAGCCCACTTTTGTCATTTCGACGTGGTGGCACTCGCCGGTTTCTCGTCGAGCAATTTCCATACCTTATGGACAATACTCGGCGGGTAGGCGTTTCCGATCGCCGTCTTGATCGTCTTGATGTCGGAGTCCAAGAGCTTCGTATCGGTGGCACCGATGAGGCTCTGGCTGAGTTCACCACGCCGATCCTTTTCTTCCGGTGATAGGCTCTGCTGATTGGCTGGAGCATCTAAAGCATTGCGCACCGCGATACCTAGAGTGAATTGGCGGATGCAAATGCCATCCTTGTCGGCGGAAACGCACATTGGCTTGCCGTCGTCATCCTTGAGAACAGCGGTGAAGTCGATGGCCCAGGCAGGGGCAGAGATCAGCATGAGCATGGAAACGAACAAACTACGCATTGAGACAGTCTCCTTGTTGAGGGTTACATTAAAGGGGTTAGTCATGTTTCCGTTTTCCGTTTCCTATATTTCGTCAGCATTTTCTCCAATGCGGCACACTCTGTCTGGAAGACCAGACTATCAACACAGGAAGGCATCTACCAGACGGCGGCGGCTGCTACTCGCCATGAGCTTATCGCCGTGCGACAGATTGGCTGGAGGCCCGGCTATTTTCTTGCGGAAAGAACCCCTACGTTGACGGAAGTAGCAACGAGAGCACATGCCACGAGCCCGCACAGGGCGATCACAGCCGTCTACCGAGCACATCAGTGCCTCGCATCTTGGTGAATTGGCACCGTAACCCCCGGCTGAGCCTGTAGCGGCGGCGGTTGTATCTTGATGCTGCGTATCCCCTCTTGAAATGCCTCGATGCATTGGCGACGCTCGACCATGAGCGGGCCAAGTAGACCCGTGCCATAGGACATGCCGACGACACGGCCGAGGTTGCGGCAGACTGCCAGCAGCACGCGGTTCGGTGGGATGCCCATTATGCAGCCGGTGATACCACGCGCCATGGCGTTGATGATGGGGAATACCGTTTGGTCGAGGGCTTGATCGAGTTTGGATGCAACGTCTTGGGCAGCAGTGGCTTCTTCTGGGGGTGCCTGATCGCTCATGAGCTTTAGGATACTCCGGTTCTACCTATGACCTGTAAGAGAACGCCAAATCGCGCATCAACTTATTGCGCGCGATCTTCTGTGTCGGGTCTTCCGGTTCGTCGTCGAAAGGTTCTGGCTTGGTCACCAGCGCTCCACATTACGCGATCGCCGACTTCGAAAGTTCTCTTTATCATTTTGACACCCTCCGTAGAATTACCTGCGTGACCAGCGCCAGCACAATTTAGCGCGTAGCCGCTACATGGTCAAGAGGCCAGATCTTTGTCATTGTTGGCAGCATCTAGGTGTAGACGGATCGTCTCCGCCATATAGCGTGCTAGAACGTGACTGCGATTGCCAACACCCAAGGCGTCAGCGCAATCTTGCAGCAATTGCCGGTCTGTAATCAGGTTTGTCACAAAAAACTCTCCCTTCAGTGGGTTGCCGCAACTGGCGACACATTGAGCCGTACAGCGACGGCATTGCGCGCCTCCAACAGCGCTGCGATGACGGTGTTGGCCTCTTGGAAAGGGATAAGGAATTGAGCAAACACCTCGTTGCCGTGGTCAAGAAGCTGGAGGTGGACGCAATCGCAATGCCCGCACTCGCCGATGGCGACATTGTAGGTGGTGAGGGTGCCATTCTCGCTCTTAAGGATTTTCTTCATGTTGGGCTTCGGCATGGAGGCAACCTCGTTAGACGAAAGCGCAGCCGACATGGCTGAGAATGTCCGCGTCAACGTTCGTGACGCACTCCCGGAATCATTGGCCGCAGTTCTGATAGCCGTTACCATCATGCTGGCCAAGGCAGAGAGCAAATCGACAACCCTGCTGTCGGCGGCGACCTCGGCAATTGCATCGCAGAGCCTCGATACCGCGATCCGATCCGAGAACACCATGTCGTTATCTGCTGACATTCAGAAACCTTCTGGATTTCCTAGACCGATGGCGATGCCGTAACAAAAAACATCTAAAAGATCATCCTGATCCTGGTCTTTATTGCCGACGCGGAAACTACGGATTTGAGTAAGCGCATGGTTTAGAGTTACGCCTTTATATGGCACAACTTTGTCGTAGGCGTGGCGAGTAAATTTAATCATCGAACGGTAGACGTAGCCAGATACGGAGATACCACGTTCGACCTTGCCCATGGCGGTGAGCTTGGAGTCGATAGCAGTGGCCGGCAGATTGCGCCGTGTAGCCTGCTGCAACAAGACGGTGCCACTGTTCTTGTCCTCGATAAACGCACCGAGTGAACCCATCCTCGCATGGCACTGTTCGGCAAGCTCCTTGCAGCGGGCCAAGACGCCCGGCAACCAGTGCTCCAATAGGGAACCTTCGATCTTTTGGATATCGTAGTCTAGGATCATGAGGGGGAAACCGGCGCCATGCCGGTTGATCGCAAAGTACATTACGGCAGTGCCGTCGTGCTCGTTGCCAGTCTTCGATGCCGTGTCGATGACGGCGTACACCGCGTCGCAAATCTTGGGGTATTCGATCGGCTGGCCGTTGAGCAGCATATTCTCGATGGCGAAGAAAATGCCACCTAGGTTACGGCACGCCGTTCCCCACACCCAATCGTAATAGCCCTTGTCATCATTCTCCTCCATTGAACGGCGCTGCTTATCTAACACCTCCGGGAAGGTAATGACCTTGACCACATTGCCGAAGTCGATGAATTTATCGTCTGGAATATTTGGGAACGCCGCCCGCGCCCGCGCCATTGGATTCGGCTCGTTCTTGCTGCCGAATAGGACGTAGTTGTCTTTCCATGTGCATGTGATGATCATGTGCTGATCGTCCCCCCATGCCCCTAGGTGACATTTGTAGGTCGTATAAACCGGGTCATCATCAAGAGTTTGGTTGAATGTGAACCACAGCTCTGAGCCCTTGCCGAAAGGGCCGAACGGTGGATCACGCCGGATTGTGGGGTCGATGAAGATAAGGCTGTCCTCAGTGAGGCTGTGCGCCTCCTCCCCCCAGAACAAGTCGATGCCCCCAAGAGACTTGAGCTGATCCACATTGTTATGCAGACCACGGTAGACGACCTGAGCGCCAGTCGTGCGGCACACGATAGAGTTACCGCTGATTTTGAAATACGGAACCAGCCCTAAGCGTTGTATCGCACCGACCAACTCAAAATGCACGGAGTCGGAAAGTGAGTTCTGATACTCGCGGCCGCATAGTACTCGGAACGGCTGACCGTCTATTGGCTTACGGCTGTAGAGCAACCAAACAATAATGGCTGCTATGTTTAGGGACTTTCCGGCGCCGCGGCCGCCGAACATAACTTTGTAGCGGCGAGGGATAAATAGCTTCTGAAATACTGGCGGGACATGGAGCTTGACCAGTAATCTATCGTCGAGTGAGGACACCTATTAACTCCGCCACCTTGCGCTCCACCATGATTCGGTGATCAGTAATTTGCTTATCCGGTTGACACATACAGGCCAAAAATGACCCCACATCTTGTGTCTCTCCATGGCTATCTCCCTGTAGAGTCGAAGAGCGTAGGCTGCGGCGGGCGCGCCGGCCGGCCGGCAAAAAGGTTCGGGCGCGCCAACTCGTCGGCGATGCGGCGGCGCGCTAGAAGTTTATGAAGCTCCACCGTACGTTCTACAGTCCAGCCACCCGAGGTGCTGCTCACAGCTTATCCTCCTTCTTTTTCATACCCTCCGTGGGCCGGCCGATGTTTCGTAATCCATCGTGTACCCAAGCACCGAGAAAGAACAGCCCGATGGCGATCCAGAAACCGGCTAAAGCGCTCACAATTCGTCCCCCTTCTTTTTCATGAATCCGTGCAATAGCACAAACGCTCATAGTGCCAGTACATCCCTCAGCCGTTCAACGCCAATAATTTCGCCGCTCCTTTGCGCAAGCCGTAATTGCGCCTCGACATATTCGAGCGCGTCGGGCTCGTCGACCATGAGAACGCCGCCATTTTTCCAATTCTGGCGCCGCAGGGTTTCGACGATTTGCGCCGCACTGGCAGAAATATCGTAGTCCATCACTTCACCCCGCCGCCAACAACCGGAAGCCCCGGCTCGGGCACGAAACACTCGGATGCTGGTATTCTGAATTTATCGGTCATCCCGGTTCCCTCGCATGCAACATGAACCTGCGTAGCTTGGCTCGCTTCAATGGCTTCTGCATCTCGACCACATCCATGGAGACGAGCCCAAGCTTGGCAAGCTGGTCGATTACCTCCATGAGATCCCCGATCTCCTCCGATAATCGATGCACATTGTCGAATGACTGACCAGGCTGCGTCTCCGTGGCGCCGAACCGCTTGAGCTTCGAGATACACCTGATCGCAGCAGCGCAGATAGCCGAGCATTCGGTGACGATCTCGGCAAGCTCCTCGCCCGCAATATCCAAAAGCTCACGTTCATATGGCGATGGTAGGGCGGACGTGAAGCTTGCGCCCTGATCCGGCCATTCACATCCTGGGCGGCCACAGAATAATGTGCGGAGGCTTGGGGTGCATTTACACATATTACCTCGCCTTGATCTTGCCGATCTGCCCTAACACTGAGACCAGTTTAGGGACAATCCGCTGATCAACGATGCCGGGTTTATCGCGGGACCGAAACATGACGGCAAGCTCGGCATCGGTGGCAATGCCGTTCACCCATTGGCGGCATGTCTTACAGACCACCTCGTGTGGGCGGAATGCAGCCAGAGGCCACTCTTTCTTGCATCGCCGGCAGACCTTCGTGTCCTTCATTCTCTCCTCATGTCGCTCGCGCTCGGCAATCATGCACTCCTTGCAGTGATCGAATAGACCGTCAGGCGTAGAGGTACTGGCCCAGAATGCCATAGGCCGCAGGCTACGTTTGCAGGAGGGGCAGCGTTTCATCGATCCCTGTCCGTAACAAAAAACCTACCGACACCACGGGTCAGGCATAGCGGCCTCGCAGCCGCTTGATCGCCTGCTTCAGGCGCCACCATCGGTAATGCCATCGCAGTTCCAGCGCGACTGAATCCCGCAGATGATCAAGGGACATACAGGTCCAGCCTGGACCGTAGCAGCGGATGCACTCAAGCACGGTGAAGTCGCTATCCTCGTTGTTGTCATCCGGCGGCGATTTGGCATCGAGCAGGTGAATGTGCTCGGGGACCCCACACTTCATGCAGGGAAAAACATTGGGAAAGGCGGTCACGATCGGGCGCGACTTTTGTTTAAGAACGGACACCACGTCGGCTACGTCCTCAAGGGCTTCTTTGTGCCCAAACAGATTGGACCAGTGGGGACTATTTCCGGTAACGATGTAATACATCTGACTGAGGCATTCCTCTGCTGCATCGCGCTCATCGATCAGTTGCAGCATTGCTCTTTCGTCGCGATCATCGGTCATGGACCAACCCTCAATCTATGACTTATCCGGTTGTTACCCAACGAGCCGAGGATCACTCAGCGGTCTAGAGTTTTTCAGAACATCTGCGCGAGCGTTTGGAAGGGCAATCGCGCCCAGCACGATAGCCAGATATGGTGTGATCACGCCGCGCCCCTTGCAGACACCGGGATTGGCGGCCCACGAAACGGCGCCAATGAAGCCTCTGCCAGAGGTCGCAGAATTCTTCGATGGGCGACGGGTCCCATTCATCCGGGAAGTCTGGATTAGGACCACGAACGCCTTTACAGCCCTCCGCGATCGCGTCCGCTTCGCTGATCTCCTGCAACCGCTCGATCTTCGTTGCGGTGACAATGAGCGTGAGGCGGGAGGCCCAGCGCGGCATGTGGATGCTTGGTTTGTGGTTGGTGACGCTATCGGGATCAACAGCGTCGGCGGCATAGCTCCAGACGCGCCGGCCGAAGTTGATCTGTTCGGACGGCCGGCCGCGAGGGAGTGTCGGCACATCGAGATGCACGGTCGCTTTTGGCAATCGACCGCTACTGCCTGTTGCGCCATATCCGTTGTGTCTAGGCATGGGTTGCTCCTACTCCAGATCAAAGCGTTCTTGCTTCGCAGGCTTCGGTCGTTCGATGAACATGTCCGGTTGTTTGAGGGCATCGCTGAGTCGACGGCATGCGATGTCAAAATACGGCTCGTGAATTTCAATACCAATGAATTTGCGGCCTAGTCTGACTGCGGCCACCCCTGTGGACCCAGAGCCCATGAATGGATCAAGAATGGTCTTGCAGTAGGGCATGTATTCGATGCACCAGCGATATAATTCAACCGGACGCTCGCAGGGATGATCGCTTTCCGCCTTATGCGTAACCGTGAAATTTGTCCACGGGATTTCTACAATCTCGGTTTTTGAAAAATGTGTGCAGCTTGCAATGTCTGCTTTGCTAAAGTTTGGCATGGACTGCCGCTTAACCCAAACGATAGCCCCACCCCTGTCCTCAAAACAGTTAAAGAAATTCGCTCCGAAAATAATTCGATGGGTTGAGATGCTGCGTAGTATTTTGAATATTTCCGGGGCCGGCGGGGCATCATTCCATGTCACAGATCGTCCTCGGTTGGCTCCGCGCCCTATGATCCGGCCGGTCACTTGGACAAAATTACCAACACCAAAGGGCGGATCGGTCACGACTCCATCAACATTGCCGAGCGTCGGGAGTACATCGGCGCAATCGCCCAGATAAAGCGTCACGCCTTCCGCTAAGGTTTCTACCCGAATCTCCATACTGCCGCTGCGCTCTTTCAACCGTTCCACCATTTAAGCTCCGTACTTCGAACTCTCTCCGTTTCGGATAAGCTGTTGTTTACGCTCACCAGGCTCCGTACCGTTTGGTATATGAATCGTGGTCAAGGGAAAAGAACTCAAAAACCTTCTCCGTTTCTGGCATGGAATATGCTTCCTACATTCCAATTAGGATTGACGTTCCGCGACGTTGCATTTCCATTGACGCTTCGTATGCCTCGGCGCACGCCTCAGCAAAATCGCATGTCGGCTCGCGCCCGAACGCCTTCGCTCTGGCCCATGCTTGGCACTGACAACACGGGCGCTCGCAATCCCAACACGTCCTATAAAGGGCGCGGAGGATGCGGCGGTATTCAATCCATTTCTGTTTTCTGGTCATAGTCAGTGACTCGATGCAGTGCGCTCGATCGTGATTTCCCAGGTTTCCGTCCCGCCGCCGGTCAGCGAGACTTCAAGCGACAAGACTGCCGAGATTGTTCGGCGTTTCTCGCTGCGCTCTGCCATGCGGGCCATGCCGATCAAACAAGTCGCGGCATTGATAACCGCGTTGCCGCGCGCTTCGATCTTGGCTTTTGTTGTCTCAGTCATTTGCTCTACTATGCGCCAACTCATCCGGCGAAAGAGTGATTGCATTGCTGTTTGCGCCTTTTGATGGCTTTGCCGGCGCTCATGCGGCCTTTGGCTGCGATCATGGTGATTGCTCTGCCCCTGATCCGCGAGGCGCCGGGTTCAAGAAATTCTTGGTCACGGCCGCCAGCATATCGGTGAAAGGCTGATGCCAATTTGGATAGATGCAGTGCAGAAACTCGTGAGGAATGACCTCATTGTCGTAATGGTCCACCCACTCCGCAGTGCCGAAATAGGGGGAAAACTTGATCAGCTCGGTCGGGAACCAGACTTGACACACGTCCCCAATTTCGGATGTGCAGGCGTAGGCGTCCTTGTCGTGACAGATTTTTGGTATTTGATCCTGTGGCACGACGTGGACCAGGATATCCAGTGGCACCATGCTCGCGGTTAGAAATGCGTTTCCAAGCTCGCGATGGTTCAGGTCCCTCGAGGAATAGTGGTAGCGGCCGACGCTAAGGCCATAAGTAAGACCGCGATCGTAAGCGTAGCGATAGAGGCCGAAGCCGAGAAAGAGGACGAAGGAAAGCGCAATTGCTAGGAGGGGGACCCGGATGCCGGAGGTTTCTTCCTGGCCTTTTTCTTCGGGGCCTTCGACGCCAAGCCCCCCCGGTACCGGCGCATCGAATCCGCTTTCGCCTTCCGACGAGCTGCGCATATGGGGCACTCCGTTGATGTAGTGGCTACTACACTATCGGCCCCATCCTTATCCGTAGCTCCTACAGAAAGCAAGCGGGCTTTTAATGCCTTTATTTCAACCCGGAGCTTTTTGACGATTTCCTCCTCGCTGGATGCGTGACGCAGGATGGCCGGCAAGAGGGAGGGTGATGCCGGTCCCCGTTCTATCTTGCCATCGACTGGCCGGGGCCGCTTCCTCCCGGCGTTGTCCTCCCGCATCTTGCGGAGATCGTCTGATTTACTCATTGGGGTTCCTTGACTATCGCGTCGATCCACTCATCGGCGTCGGCTAACTCAGGAAGAGGATCAAGGCAAATACGAGTCTCGTATGAATAGGCAACCTCAATGAGCTGATTGATCTTATCGAGTGCCCGTAAGTATGACCGTGCGAGTACGCAGATTTCAGAGTCCAAAGCAGCAGGAGTTGCGGCTCGCGCCAATATAGCTACCGCTAAGTTACGAGCCAAGGTAAGCTCTGGAACAAGAAGCGGTGTCATATTGTCCAGAAAAGTCATCGCACGGTCGCTTTGCTGAAATGAATGAATATCTCGCCCACGACGGCGGATTGCTCCTTCGTCATCTGTAGGGCCACGCTACCACCGTTGCCGTGAATTGCAATACGAACATTGATCTCGTCATCTGGGCGCCTGATCGTGCCGATTTCGAAATCGACATTACCAATCTTAACCATTTTCTTGGTCATCTTTGCATATCCTCAATCAGACAATATGAGCAGGTGCAGTCCGACTCGTGCGGCGTTGGTCCTGGCGGTTTACCGACAGAGACGATCCGGCCGGCCGCACCATCCAGCGAGAACTGGAGCTGGTCTATCGCATGCTGGCGCGAGGCCCCGGAGTGCATGGAGAGCTGCATCACGAACGTCATCAGCGTTTCCATCTGCACCATGACATCGGCCATGTTGCCGCCTATAACCATGATCGGCTTGACCATGGCGTCGAATAGCTTGGGGACGTTCTCATTGTGGAGCTTGAAGAGGGCTACCTGACGCTCGTCGTCTTCACTCATTTACACCACACATCTGTTTGAGGATATATTCGGCAAGGCCAACTTCGTTGGTTTCGCGCAATATAGCCCACGGCATATCAACGGTGACGACCTTATCGTTATCGTCCATTATCACGCTGAATTTTATGCTTTCCTTCCCGCGCATCGCCTCGATCTTCTCTGCATACCGCACGTAAATATTTTCGCCGCGATCTACAGCCTTTAACATGGCTGCGATTTTGTCGGCTTGGGCTTTGAGCGCGCGAAGCGGCGAATGTGAGGTGGTCATGGTGCTCTCGACACGGTGCCGATTTCGACCGGTTCTTTACCGCTGGGCAGCAAGTCCAGTTCACGGCACAAATAGACCTTGGGGCTACCCTCTTGGCAAAGGATGTACGTCACGGCGCGCCGCCCGACCTGCTTCATCAGCGGTCGTGGCTCTCCCATAAGATCGGCCATCGCGTCATCGGGTGAAAAACCAGGCGGAACGGCTACCAGCACGATCAGTTCTGGCGGAAGAAAGTGACCGACTGCCCGGTCGCGGCGCACCTTCACAACATCGCCGCGCTTGAACCTTGCTTCCGAGCAGGGCGGGGTCTCGCCGCGTGTGCCAGTGATCCGGTGAATTTGTCCGCCACCGATCAAAAATGCCTGTTCTTCGCTCATGTGCCAACCTTCGGGCCTTCGCGCCCGTCCATTTCGTACCAAGTAAATTCGCCGTCTTCCCCGACCGGAAAATGGCCCCGGCCCCTACTGTAACCCCTACTTCGGCGGAGGTCCATCCGGGATATCGCCCTCATCGACAAAGCAGAGCTGGACGAGGGGGAGGGCCGAAAATGCAGTCCCGGCCGGTAACGGTGTGCCGTCAGGACCACTGATTTCATGGGCATTAGTCTCACGCCATCGCGCCCGCGTTTTGAGCGTGAAAAACACCGATGCCTCACGTCCCCTGCGAACCGACTGAGCAAGTTGCCCTACTGCATCGGCGATAAGGACCTGCTCCCCGTATTCGAGCACGTCAGCATAGTGTTTTGTGAGGGTATCCACACTGATGCCAAGGCGCTTAGCCATGATCGTTTGAGGGGCACCTGATATGGCGAAAGCCTCGACCATGAGCCGTGTGGTTTCGGTTGGAACGTGCTGTGGTCTCCCCCTCCCCCTGGCTTCAATCTTTATAGACGCGACTAATTCATCCGTCTTGACTTGCTGTGGAACCAGAAGGGCTTCGAGCTTTGCCCTACGATCCATTAATTTTAACATGGTGTCGATGGAATGGCTCTCGCCTTGTGCCGCATTGGCATAGGCGGTTGTCATCATCTGATTGACCCGCTGGAGATCGAGGAGGATGGCTTCCTTGGCTGGTTCGCGGTAAAGCGCGTTCAATCCCTTGGTGACGAGTTCGGTGGCGTATTCGACCGTAATCTTGCGACCGACATTCTCGGTATCAGCCGACATTGCCTCGGCGATCTGGATGTAGTCGTGACCTTGGAGGCGATAGTCGATCGCCATCGAGATGAGGTCGATCTCGGGGATTTCAGGTGTCTTTTTCTTCGGCATTGACTACGGCACCTACAAACAAAAGGGACCGGCGATTTGCCGGTCCCCGATAGTACGATATCTCAGTGGCATTAGTCCAGTAGAAGCTACGGCGTCTTCGTTTTGCCTTTCCCGGCCTTCCGCTTCACCCCTATTTTCAATGATTTAAAATGACTTGACATGTAGTCTCTACATTATATTATGTAGCCACTACACCAGCAGGTCATTTAGGTGGCACCGTCTATCTGTGCGAGTGACCCTCGAACTGGCCTGTGAGGCCCAAACGGAGCACGACATGACCAAAACCCTTTATTTCAACGGACTGACGGAATTGAACCCCAAGAGCATCCATATGGACGGCCGCCAACTGCTCGGGGAGCCGATTGGCTATGAGCCGGTCTATCTTCAGGGAGAAGGCTGGAAACATAATTACCTGCCTGCCAATCGCGTAGTCCGGCTGAAATCGAACCCCTCGCGCCACGAATGTGATGCTCGCTGCATCAACGCCTCAGGTCGCACGATGAATTGTGAATGCGCCTGCGGCGGCAAGAACCACGGCAAGGGCCGGTTCAACTGTGCAGCGTAACCGCCCCCGCCATGGCAAAAGCAGGCCCTCGAACCGCTGGAGCGCAAATCATGAAGTTGCGATACAACGTCGAAACGATAATTCCCTATACTTGGCTACAACGTGCCGAAGGGCGATGTGGCTCACGCACACCCTAAGTGCGTGCAGATTGTACAACACGGTCGGCGACGACTGCAAAAGTTTGAGGCGTAAATGTCCGCCACCAACACAAACACGAGGAACCAAGATGTCAAAAAGCATGACGAAGAAACAGAAATTCTTAGCCGCGAGCGGGCAATTGAGCGCGCTGCTGTCGGCGGGCTACAGCGCGAGCGCGCTGCGGTCGGCTGGCTACAGCGCGAGCGAATTGGAAGATTTTCTCGCCGATGTCCCGCTCGTTGAGCGGCCGTACTCACGGCTCTGGGCCGATCTCAAGGCCAAGGCTCGTGTTCACAAGCAATCAACGTGGGGACCGGACACGGCGATTGCCGACGACAATGTATGCGGGACGCCGATGTGCACGGCTGGCCATCTTGTTCAGATGGCAGGCGCTGCCGGCTACGCACTGCGCCTGAAATACGGCTTGTCCGGCGCAGCGACCCTCATCCACATGAAGGCGCACCTGGACGAGCCGCCGCAAAACTTCGACTCGATCCCCCAGGATTGGGCGCTCGCGTACATCGAAATGATGGCTGCGAAGGAAGCCAGCCAAAGCCGCTAGACCGTAACGCACGGAGAACGGAAATGACGATGGCCGAGAAACAACTCGATATCCGCGATGCCCTTGTGCGGATGGAAGGCAATAGCGCGGGATTCCTAGGGCTACCCCGCGACAACCCTTACCGGCGTGGAATCTATAATCCAGAAGCGGCGGCGCTCGCCGACGAATGGGAAGTGGGATACGAAGCCGGCGAAATGGACGCGAAGGAAATTATATACCAGAAACGACTGGCTGGCACGCGCTAATCAAATGGAGCAAAAAGCATGCAAACCGCCATACTTTATGTCGGACTTGGTGGCCTCACCTTGTTTGTTTACGCCATCTTCGTAAACATCATCGTCCCGTGACTCACGCTGCGATCAAGCCCCCCCCCTAGCCTACGGAGAAGAGAAAGGAACCTAGCCATGTATGTGATCTTCGAGAATTCTGGCGAAATCGACCCGCTTGCCATTCGCACCTTTGGCGTCAGCGTCAAGGATGGCACGCTCGGCGCCGGTATCTACGCATGTGCCGAGGGCGGCCGCATCTACATCGCCCGCCAGTGCTTTCAGCACGGCACGAAGTGGGTGGCCGCTGCGGCTCATCGAAGAGTTCATCCATCTACGATACGGGCACGACGACGATACACGAGAAATGCAGACCTTTCTGCTGACCAAGCTCGTATCGCTCGGCGAAGAATTGTGCGGGGAGCCGCTGTGATCCCTTCTGTCCTCCTCAAGATCGTGCGCCGGCTCCCGGAATCGGTACCCATTGCCGACCTGGTGCCAGGTATCCGAGGCTGGTGGCGTGACCAAACAAACAGTGATACTGGCATCACGCTCTTTCGATCCTAGCGATCCACGGCCGACACAAGCGGCTGCTGTCAGGACATTCCTGCCGTGGCCACTAGTCGAGAGACACATCATTGTCATTGCCTGATCGTGACCTTCTGTGCCGTCTAGTGGCGCTACAACGGAGAAACCAAATGACGGATTATCTTCATAACGACGAGTGCAAGACTCATATGCTTTCGGCAGTGACTGGATACCCTTCCGCTGCCATCACCGCTGCGTGCGGCTCGATCTCTTCCGACGAGATCAATAAATTCGACGGTTGGCGCAAAATCGCCGTACTGAAACACTACATCGGTACATTACTCATAACAACCCAGACTGGGGATGACAGCACCATCGCAATGCTGCGGCAGGTTGAAGAAGAAGTCTCGGCCAAACTTCTCAGCATGGTCGTGCCGTATGAGTGACACATTACGAGAAAGCTGGAGTACTAGTCCATGCCAATCATCCGCACCGAATATTGGGCCAAGCCAATCCCGCTCCGTCAGTTCGACTGGATCGCGTTCTACGACAACGACGAGCCGAACGACAACGGCGGGATGAGCACGGGAGAAGGCCGTACCGAGCAGGAAGCGATCGACGACCTGCTGACCAACTATCCGCCGCCATGCGTTGATTGCAATGGCTGCGGCGGCATCCTTCCGAGCATTGAATGCGCGACCTGCGAAGGCAGCGGCGAGCGCATGCCCCACGATCATCTTGACCCGGTTACGATCATTCGGAGCACATCATGGTAAAAAATCTGGTCGCCGACCGCGCGCATGCGCAAGGCTTGTATTTTCAGTTCTATGATTTCGGCGCATACGATGGCGAAATCTATGATTTCGGCGCATACGATGGCGAAACCGAGCACCACATCATGTGCACTTTTTATTGTCTTCGCGACGGCCAATTGAACATTGGCCAGAGTGAGCTTGTTCTGGCGAACCAATGGCCAGCCTACCGCGCACAAATCGAACGCGATGGCTGGACGCATCGCGAACGTCAACACCAATATCCACCGAGAGGCCACAATGGAAATCAAAGTCCTTGAGATACGCGACGCGTGCACATTCATCCCTGTTATCTGTATCAGGCCGGTCGCGGAGAACAGCGCGCAACGCTACCTACTACGTCGAGACGGTTACGTTGCCGATGCTTCTGAACGCTGCATCATCATGGTTGATGCTCAGTGTCGCGGGGCCTCGTATGATCCTTATGACTGGGAGGATCGTAGAACCAAGGGTTCGGCCCACAGATACATCGAAAGGAATTGGAGCACGATCCGTGATGGTGACGTGATCGATGTCCAATTCATCTTGGATGAGACGCTTTCGCCAAAAATCAGTGAACGCTTTACTGCGCCAATTGGGGACGAGCCATGAAACCATCAGACATGATCCAAGACTTCGCGCCAATGCGTGAGGCCACCAAAGTCGGTGACGGCTGGAAAGTGGTTATAACACCACCGACAATCACTAGGCTACCATCAGTCGTTGTCGATCTTACTGACGATCAATATCGACGCTATCTGGCGTGGCGTGATGGTGGCGCTTTGATCCAGATGGTGCTTTCCGATCTCAGCGAAAGTCAGCGCGAGATGCTGATGACCGGGATTGGCGATGAGGATTGGAACCGGATAGCTGCGGAGGATGACTGAAATGTGGTGGCTCTCGTTCTGCGATGGAGATAAGCCGAAGGGGGATCAGTTTCTTGGTGTCTGCCTCGTCGAGGGCCACAGTCTCGCGGAGGCTCTCGCAAAAGCACATACGCTTGACATCAACCCCGGCGGGGAAGTCATCGACACATTCATCCCTACCTCTGTTGCAATCCCTACCAAATACATTGGCATCCTGATGGACAAGCGCATGATCGCGGCACTTGATAAAGAAATGGGCTCAAGCAAATGATAGTATGGCGTATCACTGGGAATGGAACTGGACCTAGCGGCAACAGCGCCCACTACGTCACCAAAAAGACCGTGGCGGTTCGTCTGTTGCGTGAAACGATCGAGAATGCCGGCGGCCGCGAGAACTTCCATGGATCAACCAAACCGCAGCGGATCGACATCACCTGCCGGGCGCAGCTCGCTGCTGCGCTCAATGACGCCATGAGCTATAGTGGTGCTGCAACGGAGATTCGATCATGCCCACAACGGTCACCCTCTACCTTGTAGGCGTTTGGTTCGCGGTCGGCTTCTTTACTGGCATTGGCTGGGCGCTCGGGACCTGGGTTGTTGGGCGGGCACTTAGGGCCTTCTAGCCCCTGCCCTGCCGTTGCCATGCCCTGCCCTGCCCCATGCCACAGGATTACCATGGCCTGTGCCACTTTGCAGGGGCTAGGACATGGTCCAATCCCATTGAAGCTAGGGGGGATGGCACCAAAACGGTATAGCCATTCCAGCCTCATTTATGAGGGACTGGAGGCCATAGGATTATAGACCCATAATGGGATTTTTATCTTATTTAAGCCACAACCTGGCGCTTTCCGCGTTTCGCGGCTGGTAACCTGTCAAGGCGCCGTAGCAGCGTCGGTGAGACCAACACCCCTCCAGAATAGACCGGCTCGATCCCCAAGTTCTTATACTCAGCCAAGACCGCACGCTCGGCCGCGCTGCGGCTCCGTGCGTCCATAGCACTGCGTGCCCGATTGATACGTCGAGCCTCGATCGTACCGCCGATGCCACGGCTCTCGTCCATAACTCTCGTGCGCAGTTCATCGGAGAACGTCCTCAACTTGGCTTGAACTCGATCCTTGATCTCCTTGGACGGCTCAGCCCCATCGAATGGCGCATTTAATGCCTCGGTGATCAGGTGATTTTCCGTGACACAATCCGCCATGACCGATCGGCATAGCACCCGGACTTGGATTGTAGTTGGTCGATATGTCGTCGAAACATCGATGGCCGTCCCAGCCTTGATCTTGGCGCAGGCAATGCACACCGCCCAAGTCGGAACGGCGGCAAGTTCGTCGAGATACTTTCCGACAACTGCCGCCATTTCGTTCACGGTCTGAGGACGCGGATCGTAGCAACCGAGCATGTCGGCGATGTAGGCGCCCTTAAGGTTTGGGCTGTTGTCCTTGAGCGCCCTTTGCAGAACCACGGCTCGCGCCGCCAGCGTCGAGCGGACTTCGGTGGGAAGAGGATATCGTACACGCAGCACGCCGGTTGTAGTACGGAAGCATTTGTTGCTTGCCATATCCAAAGCTATGGCTGCCGTCCGGTCATATCCCGGAGCGTCTAGATTATATTTTACCTTAGCTACTTCCGTTCCCATGACCCAGCGAGCCTGCGTGCGAAATCCATGTAGCTGCTACCGCAATTCGATTGATTTGTATAGTCCGATTCCCAGCGGTGCTGATTTAGCCATGTGACCGCCATTGCGGTGAATTTTGGATTCTCACCTTCTCGGGTGGCGGCATAGGCGATCATGCTGCTGATAATGATTTCCGGGTCTATGTGTTCCCGCTCGACTAAACGGGTAAATTTCAAAAGGGCTGGGCGCTTGGGATTATCGTGTGGAGCGCGCTTTGGCGTCACATCCCAAAATCTCTCGAATAGTTGCTGCGTTGATGGCCTTGAACAAACGACTTTGCCGAACATGACCAACTGAACTGTCACGAAATCCCTCCGCAATCCTCGTTGAACAGGCCGCTCATGCGGCCCAATTACGCCGCCGGCACGTGCTCGAGCCACTTCGGCGCGATGAAGTAGATGTCGGGTTCGAAGTCGACTTCCACCCCTATTACCCCGTCGGCCGGCTTGAACGACACGACCTTCCCACAAGCGTTCGAGAGCGAATTAGCTAGCAACCAGTTTGGTCTGACGAGCACCCGATCCCCGACGACGAAGCCGGCGAAGCTCTGACAGCGCCATGCTTCCTCGTTCTTAGCCTGCCGCGCGGCGGCACCTTCGTCGGCGCCCCTCGACGCGATCTCTCCGCCACACGCGCCATACCCGCAGATATCAATCCATGAATCCAGGTGGGCCGGATCGTTCTCGAGCCGAGCAATCTTGACGAGGCAAAGCATCAGCGCCACGTCGCCGCCGGTCATCGGGGCGTTAGACTCGACCCGATTCGCCAGATGCGTGTTCCAAAGCCGCGCGATCCTTTCAAAGTTGTCTTCAGGCGTCCCGTATGCGGTGCTGCGGACCTTTACCGCCTCCGCCGCTTGGTTCAACACTTCCGCGCGCAGCATGGTCGCCCCCTCCGTCTTGACCGTAGTGTGATTTCCGTGCCCTCACCTTGGGCCATTTTACGTAGCGTCATGAAATTCCGGCAGCCTCTTCAACTAGGTCATAGACCGCGTTGCTGTGCGAGAGATCGCATGCCAGCCTTGTTAGATTGATAGCACCAAACCCGGCGCCGATAAGCCAATCTCCGGCTGTCATTGTTCCTGGTGGTGACTTGTATGGCTTATGTCCCTGTTGCTCGACGAGCGAAACGATCTCCCGTTCCAATTCACGGTGATCAATGATCATGGTCATTCGACATCCCCTAGACTAAGAATGGCGTAACCCCGGAAGAGTCCAGCAACCGGCTTGATAGCACCACTGCCGATACCTTCCATAACGAAGGTGATAATTTTGGTCATTTTGCGGCCGGTATATCTACCGAGGCGGTCATCGTATTCCAGGAACTCGATGGTGTCACCAGTCGCGTAGTTCCGGTCTTGCTGGCGCAGGTCGAATTTCTTGCGGCCGTCGAGAATAGGCTCGTAGAAGTCAGGCCATGATTTGACCTGGTGATGTTTGCTCAATTTAATACCTCCGTCTAGTTTCGGGTTGTACGTCCATGCTTGCCAGCGCTTGACATGCACAGTGTGGCCGGTGCAGCTCGCGTGCTCGCGCGCCTCTTTGGCAGCCGTCAGGTAGTCGCCCCACGATTTCTTACAGTCGCGACATTCCGCGAAAACATGGTGCGTGCCAACTTTGCTTCCCCTCAACATCTAGTGGCTCTCAGCGTTTGTGTGTTGTGGGCGAAAACCAGATTAGAATGGGATTTATATACATTAGTCCCTGTCTCGCTCATTTCGATTCCGCGCTGCTTTAGCGGCCTTCCGCTTGCGTGATTTCGCAGCTTCGCTCTTGGGCTTGGGGCGATAGGCCAGCACCTTGTCCGCTATGGCGTCGAGTTCGGGCGGCGTGCGGTGCGGACATTCGAGGCATCGCGTCTTGTCGGTCGGATAGCCAAGAGGCGGGCAATCCTCGCATAGCGCCGCGCTCATGCGATGAGCGCCTTGTAGGTAAGCCGCTTGCCGGCGACGTTGACGATGAAGCTGTCGGTATTGAGCCGCGAACCGATCTCAATGTTCCGGTAGATCGCCGTATGAATCGTCGCCATATCGGTATCGACTATCGGCATGGCCTTGACCCATCTCATTAGAATTACACTCTGAGAGATTCTTAAACTTCTATTTCTTTCTTAGACGGAAGACTCATCAACATAAGAGAACCTATATCTATCTATCACACACACTGATCCCTAAGGGTGGCGAAAGACGCCGAGTGACCTATCGGGGGACGCAAAACGCACGCCGCTTACCGATCCCTACTCGCGTGCCGTCAGCACGGTAGGTTCAAGGGGATTATCCGCACTGACGCGCGGCGATCTGGGACTCCCCCACCTGCGTACATCTTTCATTACGCAGCAGTCCGCCCACGGGCCTTTGATCGCTCTCACCTAAGCCCTTTGCATCAACGTCCGGCCAGGGTCCGGGTGACGTTGATGGCCGACCCCCAACCGTGGCATACAGGTACGCGCCACGGCCAAGGGTTACTCGGCACATTCACTTTGGCTGGGCCAACGAAGAACAAATTGTGGCTGGGCGTTGAAGTCGGTTGACGGCGGAACACAAAACGCTATTATTCGCCGTCCCCGGATCGGATCACGCCCTCAAGCCAATCCGATCTAAGCCCGGTGCGGAAATCACTCCCCCGCACCGGGCATTTTTATTTCTAGGCTGGATTCGATGCCCCGGTCAAGCGCTAGGACTAGTATTGTTGATGGCGCGGGACACTAGCTAATGGGCAGAGTACGCAATGTGCGCTATGGCTGGGTTCCAGCACGCTCGGCATGAGCCGCAAAAGTGACCCTGATAACGGGCTGGGCAATCATGAGAATCATCAGGCACCTTGGA